GTGTGAGGGGGAGCCGAAGAGGTATGCGACGCAGGACGTGATCCGCGACCTTGCAGAAGAGGAGGGGAGCGAAGCTCCACGCGTCCTCGTCCTGACGGACCTGGAGGAGAAGATTCTGTTTTCGTGTGTGGATGCGCTCGACTGGCGGATCAGCGTGGTGAGACAGGTGGATGCGATTCTCGACTGGGTGAAGAGCTGTGCCCACCTCTGAAGAGGCGACAGTTTCGTTTCCCGTCCTGCCGCTGAACGGGATGTTCGGCTTGGTGCCGTCCGAGGCGATTCCGCCGGGGGGCTCACCGGACATGGTCAATTGCTTTGTGAGGGGCGACACGCTGCGGAAGCGGCCAGGGAATGCTCGCCTCGGTCCGCAAGTTGCGGCCGCAGGCCGGGTCATGGGCCTCTTCAGCTGCGAAGACAAAGACGCGAATCCTCACCTCTTTGTCTCGACGGAGACCGAAGTTAAGAGACTGACCGAGACGACCTGGACGACCCTCTCCGGGCCGACGTTGACCGGTGGTCCCGAGAACCTCTTCAGTTGGCGCGTCTCGCAGAACTCCGTCGTCTTTTCCCAGGGCGTTGACCGTGTCATGCGTGCGCCCTTCCTAGGAGATATCTATGCCGTTCTCAGCGGCGATTGCCCTCCGGCAAAGTACCTCGAGCGGTTTGCAGACCGCCTCTACCTCGCGAACACGATCGAATCGGCCGCCCGTGAGCCGTTTCGCATTCGCCGCTGCGTCAACGGCGACCACACGGACTGGACAGGGGTCGGCTCCGGCTTCAACGATCTCGCCGAGTACCCGTACCACATCCGAGGGATGTCGAAGCAAGGTTCCCAACTCCTCATCGGTTGCTCGGGCGCACTCTGGTTGGCTTCGCGAACTGGCCTGGCGGAGGCGCCTGCAAGGTTTGATCCGGTGGCTCCAGGGGCGGGCATCCTCTCCGGCTACACCCTGACTCCTATCCAGAATAATCATGCCTACCTCGGCATGGATCACTTCTACGTCTTCGTGGGCAACAGGGCCGTCGAGGTCGGGCAACAGGTCCGCGACACAGTCTTCTTCTCGCTAAACGCTGCGAAGATCCACCTCGCCTTCAGCATCACGCGTCCCAACACGCAAGAGTGGCTCACCTTCATCTGTCAGGGAGCGAGCGATGTCACCGACATCATCTGGGTCTGGCAGTTTCACAAGGATATTTGGTATCCTTGGGAGGCTGTGGGTCACATGTGTGCTGCTACGCACCGTCTGGCAGCTAGCCGGATCTGGGATTCGCTCATCGGAGGCTGGGACGACCAGACGTGGGCGTGGCAGGACCCGGCCGACACCCTCGACTTCAATCTCCTCATCACAGGGCATCAGGACGGATACGTCTACAAGTGGGACGAGGCCCTCCTCTCGGATAATGGCGCGGCGATCCCCTGCCGTTGGACGAGCCGAGACTTCACCGCTTCCGAGATTGCCGGGCCGGAGTTCAAAAACCGTCAACTGACAATTCGGAGCTTGGGCGTTGTGTATCGCGACAGCGGAGGCGACGCCACGATCAACATCTACTTCAGCGTCGATGCCGGCGCGAGCTGGGGCGGGCCTCACCCCGTGCTCCTCCGGGGGAACGTCGGAGGAGGAGACAAATTCGTCCGCCTCGCCTTCATGTACACGGGCTCCCGCATCCGGTGGAAGTTTGAACACATCTCGGCGACGGAAACCTTCCGCATCGTCCAGTTCATGCCAGAGTTTGAGGTTATTGGTCTCCAGGCGGCAGCATGAGCTTCGATCGAATCGTTCGCTTCACCGCCTCGCCTGACAAGTACGACAAGGCCTGGGTCGATGACTTCATCATCTCCCTCGAGAGGTACTTCGAGGACGTTCGCCGCGTCGTAGACAGTGACCTCCCTGCGGCCATCGCAGAAGGTGGCGGAACGCCTGGACCCGAAGGTCCGCCAGGCCCTGAAGGACCCGAAGGACCCGCCGGTCCTGAAGGTGATCCCGGGCCTACCGGCCCGACTGGACCAACTGGCCCCGAGGGCCCTCAAGGAATACAGGGTCCTGCAGGAGCTTCCGGCGACACGGCGATCTGGGCCTCCTACACTCCCGTCTGGTCGTGGACAGGCGGCGCCGTATCCTTAGGAAATGGCACGCTCACCGGTCGGTGGTGCAAGATCGGGAAGTTCGTTCACTTCAAGATTTTCTGGACTGCGGGTAGTACGACCACCTTCGGAACAGGCTCTGGTGGTTGGGAGTTTACTCTGCCAATCGCCGTCTCCGTCGGATTCGTCGGAGTAGTTAGATTCGTGGATGTGACGCCATTCGCAGCGCGCATGGGAGTCTGTTGGAACGGTGGTGCTGGCGTGACCCCCTTCGCTCTCACCACTGGGTTCGTAGCGGCGTCAGTCAACTCCATATCACCACATACATGGGCCCTCAACGACAGCATAATCGTTGAGGGCACCTACGAAAGCGTTTAGCAGAAGGAGATGCATGTACCCCTATCCTGACGAGCATACGTGGTGGCCGGTCTTCGACGAAGAGCTGGCGATGATCTATGCGGAGGCCGGAGAGACCTACCCGAATAGTCCCGCCGCATACCGCTGGGGGAATCGGACAGCGTATGACATCGCGGCGGGGCTGTCGCCCGACGCCTCGAAGGCGAAGCACTTCGCTGAAGCTCGAGCTGCGCTCGGCCTCTCGCAGCCGGCGCCGGGTCCTGGCGGGCCGATTCTGCCGCTTCGCGTCGACGGCCAATTCTTCGTGACGGACGCCGGCCCGACATTCATCTCCGCGATCAGCGACTTCCTCCTCTTCGAGAAGTTCTGCCTCGGGCAGGACATCACATCGCTCATCGTGGACCGAGCCGGCTTCGACGAGCACCGGGTCCTCCTGACGTATCGCGGGGGCCTGGGCGACTTCGACGGTCGACAGTACAGACACGTCCTCCGGGACTTCTGCACGCTCCTCGCGGCGCATGGACGTCGTGTGGAACTCACGTGTTGGGCCGACACGCTCCGCATCGAGCCGGACTCCGCAAAGCAACTTGACTGGGTCCACGACGTCTACGACCTCGTCGGAGATCTGCCGAACGTCAGCATCGAAGGTGTGAACGAGGATGGCGTCCACGACAATGCTGCCCCGGGGCTTCGCGTTCCTGCTCCGATCCCCGGCCACTGCTCGCATGGCTCGGCCCGTGAAGCCGGGAACGAAACCCCTGACTACAACTGGGGGACCGCTCAGCCAGTCTGGGCTGTCGCATGTAGCCATCCTCCACGCGACAGTGAGTGGTGCCGCAAGGTCGGGCACAACACGTCGGAAGTCGCCGCGAAGTACGGTGTGCCGGCGAGGGCGAACGAAATCGCCCGTCCTGACCAGTATGGCTTCGCCGTCTCCGAGGCCTTCGATGCGGGCGCCGGGGCGAAGCTCTTCATCTGCTCCGCAACGTTCCATGGCGCCGACTGCCGCGACAGCAAGCTGATGAACCCGCAGGAGAAGGCTTGCGCGGATGCGTGGAGGGCCGGAGTCGAAGCTGTTCCGATCCAGTTCCGGACGGGCGAATACGCGAATGCTCCCTCGAGCCGGGCTCCAATCGAGCATCGGGATGAGTGGAGCATCGCGACGCACTCGAAGATCATCGGGGACACTGCAGTCAGCATCGTCAGTAAGCGGAACGCCAAGTGGAAGCCTGTCTCCAAGGGCAACTGGAAGGTTGTAAACATTGTCGAGTCCGTCGTCTTCTCCGAGCGTTGAGGCGGAGCAGGAGATCGTCCGAGTCCAGCCGGACGATCTCCACGAGCTTCGGATCGAGTCGCTGACGCAGATCGGCGAGCTGATCTCGAGGTATGAGGCCGTCGATGCTCCGAAGGAAGATCCGATGATCTTCCTCCAGCACCTGACGGCGAGGCGCGACGCCTGGTTTGTCGAAGTCGCCGACGTCGGGCTGATCTACCTGACCAACATCATCCTGGACCGTGACGCCGACTTCAACTTCATCTTCTGGGATGGGCACCTGACCCTCGACCGCGTCGCGGCGATCAAGAGCGTCATCACGACAGCCTTCGAACGCTTCGGCCTGCCGAGGCTGTCCGCCGCCGTGCCCTATACGAACCCTCCCTCCCGCCGCGTCCTGACAGACGTCGGCTTTGTCCTTGAAGGAACGATCCGCCGCGGCTGGACCGTGACGCCCCCCGTCGACGCGATCATCTATGGCATGCTGCTCGAGGAGAGCCCGGGCCTCGCTCTACCCATGCCGCTGGAGTAAGACATGCCCCTGACAGGATCAGACTTCTTCGGCATCGACCTGATGCAGCAGACTGCGTCGCCGACAGGTCCGCTCACCGAGCAGACGGGGACTGGGGGCGGCTCCTACACCGCGCCCGGTGGCCAGACTGGACCGTACGCGACGGCGACGCAGGGAGGACATGCCCCAACAGGATCCGGCTACCCTGCCCCCCTACCATCGAAGACTGGAACTAGCTCTCCGTCGAGTGGCCAGCAGTGCCCGTCAGGCTCCTTCTGGGGTGATCCCGCTGCCTTCGGAAAGACAGGCAAAGCTGGCTGCTACACAGATGCTTCATGGGCGAAGTTGTCGAGTGCGAGCGGCACGGCGGGGGGTACCCAGCCGAGACCCGGTATCGACACACCGAATGAGAACGGCTGCTACAACGGATTCGAGCCCGATGAGCACGGCAACTGCCAGCCGACGGGCTCTGCCGCGGGCTGCTCGGGCGACAGGCCGAAGTGCTGGAACAGCAAGGGTGATGTCGTCACCGCGATCTGCGTCGCCGACAACTGGGAGTGTCCAGACGACTTCTTCTTTCCGGGAGGCGCGAATCCGGTTCCGACGGACTCCGACGGGAATGTCATCGACAACACCGCTAGCGGAGGAGGAGGAGGAGGAGGAGCAGGCGGTGGTTTCGAAGACGGTGAGCGTAAGAGTCTGACGTCGCTCAAGGAGCAGCTGGAGCAGATCTTCCGCTCTGCGCTCCGGCGTTCCGCTCCGGCCATCCCTGGCGGGACCTCCGCTCCGATGGACCCCGCCTTCCAG